CTTTAATTGAACCTTTATTCTTCGCAAGCGCAGATGATTTACGCTTCGGCACCAGATTGGTTTGTGGAAAAGCACCCTTCGTCTTCGGGAGAGTGTAGGTTAGTGTAAAATCAACACCATTATCCACGTCCGTAATGTCACCATAGTCAGGATTTAAAACTAGACCCAGCAATGTCTCATAAATGGTCTTACCATAACCCCAAATGCGTACACCAGCTTCCTCGTTGCCCCGATCAATCACGGGTGAGAAAAAGCGTTGGCGAACGAAAAGAGACTTAGCCATTTTCTTGCTATCGTCAGTTCCTTCTTGCCACAACTTTGAAGCGAAATCACAAATTGGACAGTTTTCACCAAACTGCCGCTTAGGACAAAGGACGCCTCCGCGAGCCCCTTCACCCAAATTATAATGAAAGTGATAAACCTTAAACGGATCACCGTCTTCGGTTGGAACAATTCTAATATCTTGATCACCTTCCTGCGGTCGCCACCAAACATTATCCTGTTTGGATTTTCCGCCGCTTTCTAAATCTTGAAGCTTTGACTTCATTTTTGCCATATCTAATGCCATATTTATATTCCTCCTTAAGAAATTATTATATAATAGGATAGAGTCGGAGCTTACCGACTTTACAATCCGCTGGGTTATTGTATAAAGTTTTTGGACTGCAACCTCTTTCGATAGCTTCGGCTGCCGTCAAACGGAATGCAGCGAGCCCTTGTCTCACATGATTACTGGTCGCACCAGGATATACTGATGCAAATTTTGCCATGTCTACTGCGCATTTTCCATTTCCCGTAAGAGTAACGCCCTCAACTTTATTACGACGGATGTTTTGATAATTAATTCCACCAAGAACTTTGCAAACATTCTTAATTGGAATGTTCGCCAACTTTATTGAGGTATCTGTTTCCTCTTTAGAATTTGGATCCAAAAGCATGTTTATAAATTGTTCTATATCAACTTGAATCTTTAACTTATCAAAAGGTATTCCGACATTTTTATACAAGTGTAATACTTGTTCCAAAGTCATTTCCTTTAACATATTATAATTTCTCCTTTTACTTTTTTAAGGTGAGGCCAGCAAATCTTCCAGCCCCCCAATTCTTTTATTTTTGAATCACCGATGAGTGATTCACGCAATAAATATAATCTTGTTCATAATCTGTTTCGAATATTCCATAAGTAACTCTAACATCATCTTCTTTTTTTGACGATACTGCATTTTTAATCTTACTCATTAATTCAAAATCCGATTCAAGCTTGTCTTTATTGTGAGTATAATAATACACTATATCGGACACGTTGTCAAGAGAAAAAAACATTTTATCCTCATTTTTTTCTAGGTCTGACATTCCAATTGTTGTAAGGCGAGCACCTACAGGAACCGAACAAAATGTGTCATTAACAGAATCATTATTTTTATAAACATTAATCATATGAATTGTTGAAACCACCATTTCATTAATCTTATCATTATAATTCTTGATAGAAATGTTTCCTACAATATGGGCCACTTCTTCATTAGATACTAAATACATTCTTTCAAAAACTCCAGATCGAGTATACTCCTGAAAGACATTATAAACTAATTTTTCTAATTGTGACTGAGATTGATTTAATAAAGAAAGTTCTGGCTGGATATAAAGAATATTTATGTTACATTTTTTAAGATATTGTAGTATTTGTAACGATGCTGATGATACTTTTCCTGCACCGGCCACGACGAATAGAATGTCGCCACTCACATCCTTGAAGAATGTCTTAAGAGAGGGCATTTTTTCCTCATAATCTTCAAACTTTTCATACTCTTTTAGAGGGAAAGTAGTTGGGGTCCGCTTCAAGCCAACGTCCAATTTATACGTCAAATATTGAGGATATTTGGTGAACTTATCAACGATGTTACAGCCTGCATTTCCAAGTCCAATGATGGTATCCATTATTTATTGCTCACTTATGATTTTAGTTACGCCATCAATCTCAATTAATGTTTTTTCAGGATGGTTTTTGCAAAGCAAATCCCAAGCAAATGCTGCTGCAATAATTCCAGGTTCTTTCCCAAAGTGTTCAGTAACCCATTTATAATTTAAAAGATCTTCAACTAAATTTGAAGTTTCCATAATTAATACCCCTTCTTCAAATTCTATAAACTTACATGACTTCATTATTCTTCCTCAAGATATAATGTATTGGAAGGTGTGTGTGAACACCACTTGCTTTTGGTAACGCTTTCGTTTTCAACGACGACATCGCTCACCTCTTGCAAAACAATCCGCCGCCAAAATCCTCCGCGTGTAAAATTCTTTGCAATTCTAGCGCCTGTAAGATCCCATTTGTTTACTTCCGCAATAGACAATAAAACTTCTTCAATGTCTGCTAGTTCTTCAACACAAGGATCTTCAAGAAATTCTTGAACTTCTTCTTGGAGTTTATCTTTAAGTCTTTGTTGATAGTCTTCATTAACTGCAACATAAACTTTGCATTGTTTACCTTGAGACTCAATAATCTCTGGGATTTTGTCTCTTACGAGTTTATTATATTTTTTAACAGACATTTATGCTGCTCCATAAAAGATCAATTCAAATTTAGAACCGCTTCTATATTTTCCTGCTCCTAGTGCGACCTTTTGGCTTAACACAATCATAAGCGCGTCGGGGTCGTCAGCAACAACTGTAATTTGTCTATCATCTTCTTTATAAATTAATTTATATTTTTTCATCTAAATTTCCTCATATTGCCAAAGCTTGTTCCAAGACTGGTATTGACTTTAAAAACACCTAAATCAGTATCTCCAAATTCTTTTATTAAATTGTCTAGAATATCTTTGTCATTACGATCAAAGTCAATTACCATACTATCATGAATGAGCCCCATTGTAAAGGACTTTCTTCCTTCCAATAATTTATTTACTGCTATTGCTCGCCTTAGAAAAGTGTCTGAAGTTGTGCTTTGGATGAGTGCATTCAAAGCATGAAACTTATCTGCTTTTACTTTGCGACCGAAAGGATTAATAATTTCTTTGCCGTTCCAATAATTCTGTAATGCTTTTTCTTTATCATAATATCTTTGAACTTCTGGAATACCAAGAGATGCATTTGGTGGGCCATACAACCATCCAAATATTTTACGTTTAATTTCCTCTCGACTCATTGTGCAATTAAGAAGGCGATCAAATATGCGACCGTGCCACTGATGAATATCTTCTTCTGGCTGCTCTTGTTTGTTCAATGCCAGCAAACATCGAAGTTCTGCTGCATTAAAATCAAGTTCAACAAACCAATCATTCTTAGGCATCACAACATTTCTGTAATTTTTATCCAGAGTTAAAATAGGAAAGGAATCTTTTTTTGTTGTAAGGCGACCTGTGATTGTTCCAAATACATTATAAGAAATACAAGGTTGTATTCTTGCGAGCTTTTCTTTAAACTTTCTGGTACGAAACTCATATAATTTGGTATCAAGTGCTGACAAATCAATGTTAAGTTTATTGTTTTCTATTTCAAAGATTAGATCTGAGAGTTCCAATAAGAAATTATAGTTCTCTGGTTTTTCATAAGAATTTAAAACATGATCTGTTATCTGAGATTTCATATCAAAATATTCTTTAACAAAAGATTCAGGCACAAGATCATAAAAACAATAATCATTATATTTAACCTTTGCTTCTTCAAAAGATTTAATATAAGCAAAGTGTTTTTGTTTAGTTTTTTCCCAATCATCTTTTAAAATGTCAGGACAACACTGATCAAGGTTTTGACCTTGAGCATATAAATAAGCATATTTAATATCTTGATCTTTTAAAATTGAGTTATATGACCAAGTTTTTGAAAGCTTATTATATTCTGGTTCAGATATAATTTCCTTATTTGAATAAATGCTTGCGCATTGTTGTTTGTTATCTATTATTTGAAATAACATATTTCAGATCATATCATATTTTCTTTTTGCTGTCAACAGATTTCTTTCCAAAAATTGTATAAACATATTTTGAACCCGCAGTTATTCCTTGCTGCTTTGTTATTGTTTGAGCACGAACAATATGTATCCTCATGTCAGCATCTGAAAATGATTGAGGATTTTCTGCAAGCAATATTCTTATATAATAAGTGACCCAAAAACTATCAGAAAAACGTTGATCTATATCGGCTGCACCAATTAATTCTCTTTCAATAATTTTATGAACTGTTTTTTGGTGAGGAATGGAAAACTTAGATAAAGTAAATACAGGATTATCTCTTACATAAGAATAATAAAAATTTACCAAAGCTTCTTTAATCAGATTTGCATCCACCTCATATGACCTATTATAATAATAATCAAATAAATTAGAAAAGCTAAGAAGAATTGCCGGTGTGGTTCCTTCAGTATCTTTCATAATATATTTTTCCATATACTTTTGCATAATAGGTGATTTGAGATCTGCGACCAATCGCCACGGAGCATTCTTATCTATCTTGAATCCAAATTTTTCAGCTGTCGTAGTATAGCATCTAAAACAAGCGTGTGTCAAGAAGTTTTCATATTTATTTTCATCATCATCATGCGGGCTGTCATCCACTTCAATCATAATTCCGCTTATCATTGGGGTGGTAAACTTTGAAGTAATAAAATTGGTCATTGTTACTGGAAAACCCTGGCCTTTTTCATTCATAAACTTAGTAAATTCATTCACAAAGTCCATGAAGGTTCGGACATTTTCATATCTTTTTTTAAAAGGAAGATAGGCTTCAACCATCATATTATATAAAGCATCCATGTATTGCTGTTTTTCTGTCGCAGGATCAGCCCACGCCTTAGAAGGAATTAAAAATTCAAATGGAGAATTTGATGCATCATCTTTTTGTAAGAAAAAATAAGCGTTGCGGAAATCTTCGAAGGCATCCACCACAAAGTTTAAAGCAAATAAATTTTCATTACTTGAGTTTATTTTTTTAAGCTTTGTAAAAAGTGGATAGATAGGAGTTGCTTCTCGATCCAATCTTCCATATAAATTTTTCTCATACCATAAATCAATAGGAATTGGAACATCATCGTTTATTAAATCAGGATATGATTCTTCTTTATATTTTTTGCGTTCTTCAAACAGAGTAAAGGCATTTAATTTGTTTTTTCCAATTGGTTTGATTGCCATTGTTAACTCCCCTGTTTTGGTTTTTCTTCAATACTCTTGGTTGTAGATACAGATTTAATTTTAGTTGACAATACGTCCCTCATTCTTAAACCAAACTCACTTTTGGTTGCGATTTTTGTATAATACATTCCTGGTCCGATTTCGTGTTCAACTCCAATAATTCTATAAAAGCCACCAAGTCCCAAAGTCATCGCCCATTTCATTCCTACATTTGGCCCAAGACCCAATGATCTAGGATCAATATACACTGCCATTCCAGGCTTAAAGTATGCATTACCCAACATTGAAACATTGGCATCATATTTATCCGACATTAATAGTTGAGATCGTACACCAGTATCGACGCCTCGTAAGATTGAGCTTGCTAATAAGCCTGGAACTTTATCCCTAGTAAACGATATGTTTTTAACAAGTCCTGTGGCATTTCCAACAAGCAAATGAGGAATGTTATAACCTTGAACCAACTTTAGTGCTTCTCCAACGTTATCAACTTTTGGCATTTTAGTAACAGCACTTATATAAATCCACGGAATAATAGTATTTGACGAACCTTTCGATTTACCACCTAACTTAGCTTGTGCCTCTTCTAATTCAGTTATTTCAATACGTTTGCGTTTGCCTTTCATCCAAAGATTATCTAATTTACTGTTTTTAGGAATATTTAATGTACTTATTTCTAAGTGAGTTGTTGGCTTATCTCCCAAAGAAGTCATTCTTCCGCTTGCGTCTTCTTCAGTATCTTGATCGAATTTTCTAACAGGAGAAGTTTGAAGTTTTAACACGCTCGTTACCAATTTGGAACAAACATCAGCAAGAAATTTTCTTAATGGCCAAGAAGATCGTCCTTCTGCAACGACAGATTTATAAAAGAATATTTTAAACTGCTCCATAGAGATAGGAATATCTGCTAAATTCATCGGTTTTAGTTGTCCGTCTTTGGGATCAACTATAAGAACAGACCCCAACAAAAGTCTTGCGGTCTTATACATATATTTGCCATGAGGATTTGTTTTTCCCACCACTGGCCTATCACAATTTTCTTTTGTCTCTGGCCTCCAATGAATAATGCCCATCGCAGCCTCAAATAAATCTCCTAAAAAAAAATAATTTATTCGATGAGTTAAACCTGGACCAGGTTGTTCTGAGGTTTGTTGCCAAGAAACTGGTTTTGCAACTTTAGCCACTCTTTCTTTAATTTCATCTTGTGATCTTGCATCCTTTATGAGTTCTTTAGATTCTTTTTCAACTTTCGCTTTAAAATTACTTGAGTCTATATTTTCAGACATATTAATTCTTATAGATTGTTGAATTTTTTTGGAGGCTATTGTTTGTGCTTTTTTTAATTTTGCCAAAACTTCTTTTGTCATGGTGGCTCCGGTCGCACCGTCCTTTCCCTTCGCCACAATTGTTCCAGGCGCACCTTTTTTATTGGGGGGAGCAATTCTTAATGTGCGTTCTTTGGCGCGTAAGGCTGATAAGTTTAGATATTCCTGAACTGCTTCTCGTGGAACGTCCACATAAAAGAGTCTACTATTTTTCTCAAAGCTCTCAATGTAACCCAAAAGTTTGCCCCACGCATCAGGCAAATTTTCTGCCCTTAACGAAAATAATTGTTCTGTTGTTAAGTCAAACTCAGATTGAAGTTTCGCTGCTTTTGTCAACTTTTCTTCATTTTTTGCTTTCGAAACAGCTTGCGACAGTTTCTGTCGCTTATTGTTTAATGTTCTTATTGTTTGAGCCCTTACTTGCTCTTTTTCTGAGTTCTCATCAATCATAAATAAATCATATTTTTGGGTATTCATAGCAGATTCTAATCTCCCAGTAAATTGACAATCTAATTTTACGACCCCGCCATCTCCAATATTTAAGTTAATTCGGTGCGTCTGAACTTGTAAGACAGATCTCAAAGTTTCAATAATTTTTATCTGGTCTGGTGTAAAAATTACGTTTCCGGGATCTGTAGGAACACTCCAGCCAGCTCTAATTTCTAATTCAAATGGTGGGATGACACGTTGGTTTGCTTCTATTATTGCCGCCAAACTTTCATTAGTTTCTTGAGGTTTAAGATTAGTTGGAACATTTGTGGTAAGATCACTAAATTGAACCATTACTTCTTTGTCAACCATCTTGCCACCTTCTTCTACTTTAGCTTTGACGCCAGTTGGTCGAGGCATAAAAAGTGCTTCAAAACTTTGAAAAGTTAATTTTAAATTTCCTTCAATGGTAACGCCTGCATATGCAATATCAGTTCCGGTATCACGCCATGTTAAATTAGTGAGGGCTACATCGGTGCCACGGCCTTCAATAGACTTAGTTATAGAATCAACAGTGGTAATTTGATTAATCGGATAAGGGACAGACTTATACTCACCACCTCCAACATTAACTTTTTTTATAAGTTTAATTTCTGGTGTTAAAAGGGACCAATGTTGCGGCTCTAATCGATTTAAAAATTCTGAGGAAAACACTCCTTGCAATTTATTCTTTGCAAAAATTGCTCCACCATCAAGCACAGCTATATTTTTATAAGCTTTCGGAACCAATGCGTTTGATGCTTGGGTCTGTACAGATTTGCTGGCTTGTCTTCGATAGGGTTCGAGCTGATCATTTGAAAGCGCCGTTGCACGGTCATACTTATCAAAATCAACTTCATCATTGGTGAATTGGTCAATAAAGTCTAATAAAAATGTTTGATCATTAATGGTTTCCATATTACAAGCCCCAATAATCTAAAACACGTTCAACAGGTAATGGAATTTGTACTACATCTCCCATCACTAAATGAGATTCAGTGGGTTTTTGATTAAAGCGAGCGATGACCCACCACAAAGTTGGATCTCCATAATACTTATTGGCTAATTTATAATAACGATCTCCCATTACCCACAAATGAGAAATAAGTTGTAAAGACGAAATTTCATTTACACTCAATTCTCTCATTTCGAGCGTAAAATATTGTTCAATGTATGGCACATTTCTTTCTTTAAAGATCTTGGCATATTTTTTTGAACTATTTATGCCGATGTCTGTTGTGTCATATCTTGATGCCATTTATAATCCAACCTATTCTAATTAAATAGTAATTGTTCCGCCCGACTCAAGCGCGGCAACGTCTTGGAGAAGTCTCGCTTGGTTGGCAGCCTTTACATTCGAATTTTTAGTTTTTTGCGCGGGCGTTTCAGCCAAAGCAGTAGTTTTTGGTGTAACCTTTTCTCCATAAGGAAATTTTTCATTGCCCGTAACAGGACCAAATTGAGTTTGATTTTGTGTGACAGTTTTCTTGTCATCCTTAATACTTTTCGCCTGTCTGTTAGATTGCCCTTTTTCCCACCCAAGAGGATGCTCGTGGATCACATCTAATGTAACACTAATATCAAAAGCTTTTGCATAAATGCTGGTTCCTCGATGAAACACACCATCTGCAAGTCTCGGTGCGAAAGAAAAACCCTTGCAAGCGACCAAGAGTCCACTTCCATCTTTACTATTTTGAACCCAATTCATAAATTGTACTTTCCATAATGGAGAAGCTTTAATTGTTCGCGCTGCTGCGCCGTATGCATCAGATCCCATATCAAAAGTTGGATATAACATTTGTGTTAAAGTCGAAAGTTTTTTCATATTATCTATAGATTCTCTAACAGATGCAGCAGGCACACTAAAACCTAAACTTATACTTCTGGATGTATTCTTAAAAATTTGAATATTATCCATTCGTCCATAGCCTTCCTCACCTTTCCAATTAGAATTATACCTATCTGTAAAGGCAGTAAGAAATGCTTTAAAGTCTACTACTTTGCCTGTGGCAACATGCATAAACTGGATTTGTTGTCCGCCCCGATTTGCTAATTCATTGGTTTGATCCGCAAACCTTGAAGTTGCTCCACCAAAAAAACCACGCACATCACCAACTGTATCATCTACGAACGTTGATACTGCGTCTTTTGAACTATCGAAAAATGCCATTATATCCTCCTATCCTTTCTATTAATAATTAGCGGGATAAGATTTTTGCTTCCAACAAAAGATGATCCTATTATTTATCGAGATTGAGCATTGACATAATCGGTGCGTTCGTACTCGTTTGTGAAAATAGTTGTGCTACTGTGGTCGTGGCTACACTAGCAACTTTTGTATTTCCTGCGTCATTCCACACTAGATTTATTTCTAGGGGCTGTTCAAGAAGAGATTGAAGCAGTGGCGGAACACTCATCATTGGCCCTTGCTCTTCTTCGCCCGCGCTGGGTTGTTGGTATCCGCTGTATGGTCGCATTAAAGGCTCGTCGCCTGCGCCAGCTCTAAAAGGAGAAGCATATCCTTCGGGGGGAAGTCTCATTCTGCCAATTTCCACGAGTTCAGCCTCTAATTTTGCTTTTTCGGCAGACAGTCCCCCCATCTTACGTTTAACATTTTCATTATTTGGATCAAGCCATCCCCCTGCATAACGAGATCTATAATCCTCGATCTCCGACAACTTTCCTTTAACAACGTCCTCGCGCTCAAAAGCTTCTCGGGTCATGCCTGGATACTTAAATAATTGGGATTGCATTTGAAGTTCTTTCTTCGCATCCGCCGCCCCGGTTCCGAACATCGCATAGCCCATAGGCCCGGTGGCCATGTTTGCCATCATACCAGTAAGCTGAGACATAAGTTGAAAAAATGAATGTTTCATATTAGTAAACCATCCTATCACAGCGTTCGCCATTCTTGATACAGTTGCTTCAATCCCACCCTTGAAAAATCCTCTGTTGTTAACGAAATCTTCCCATAAGTTTTTAAGTGGACCTTTCACAAATTGATCAAAGAACCGTTGAGCTTTTGGGAGCATTACATCAAACCAATCCCCCAAGCCTCTCATCGCAGCAGGAATATTATCTTTAAGAAATACATAAAGACTTTTCACATGATCCAACATTGGAAAACCCATGTCTCCCGCATGTGCATATTTATCAAAGAAGCTCATTACAATTACATCAAGAGATACAAATTTTGCCTTTATTTTGTCCCAAAGTGCTCCCAAGTTGTCCCAATGCAAATATACTGTTGCCAAACCAGTGATCATAATAGACCACGGGTTTGTAAGAAGACCCATTAATGGACCAGCAATCTCCTTAACTTTTCCAAGAGCCAACGAAAAAAGTGATGCTTTAACAATAACTTCTCCAATGGTAACAATAGAATTTTTAAAATCACCATCCAATGCTCGCCACCATTTGAAAATATTTTCAACACCCGCAGCAAAATGGTCAATAACACCAGCAGATTTGCTTAATTCTATTCTAGCCCAATTTGTAAACATTCGAGCAACTGGCAGAAAAGCTTTTCCAAAAACATTTGATAAGCGATTAAATTCTGCCGACCATTGTTGAGTAAGTGTAACACCATCTCTTATTGCCTTGGTTAAATCTTGTTGTGCGACGATAGCCGGATCAGCTTTGTTCGCGATTTCATCCCAAGTTGCTTGCTCTGTTCCAAACAACTTCATGGCATCTGTCATGTCTGAGATTCCCAAAACTGTGGCAACCCCTTTGCGCTGGAAGCGATCCATCATCTCCCAACTTTGGCCCGAAGCTCTAATTGATTCACGAATCATTTCAACTCGCTGTTCTTCTGAGGCTGTCAACATATCCACACTATTGATAAGATTTCCTCCCAACATAGCATTAAGTTGACCAGCTTTTTGAGCAGCTTGTTCAAATGTATCAAAGCCGCTTGCAATTTGTAAAAGAGTATTTATTGCAATTCCGGTTGCTTTTGATTGAACAGCCAATCCTTTAAAAACGGAAATACCTGATTGACCATATTTTGCAAGATTGCTCATCGCTGGGCCGAAAGCCCCTTCAATAACTTTTGGTGCCATCTCAATGGAAAGGGCGAACTTTTTCATATCATCAGAGGCTTTCTGAGATTGATCAATGCTCATTCCCAATCCTTTGCGATAGATATCAAAATTCTTGGTGGATGTTTGAATCGAAACACCCAAGCGAGTAAACCCAAGAGCTTGTTGAGTAATAGCATTTTGTGCTTTGGGAGCTAAAAGACTAAATTCAGAATAATTGTTATATAATTCAGAAAATGCGGCTTGTGTTTCAGAAGTTGCAACCCCCAAATCAGTCATTTTGGCCTGAAGATTGACTGCCATTTCAGCAAATTCTTCACCGCGACCAGTTGATTGTTGAAGTTCTGCTCGTAATTTATCTATATCTGTGGCAGCTTCAGCGAAACCTTTTAAGTTGGTTTCACCGACGCCCATCGCTTTCGCAAAATCTGTTGCTGCTCCTGCGGCTTCTTCAAAAGGCACCGCCAATGCTTCAGCATTCTTCCGCAGCGTTTTCATAATGTTTGCAAGCGCGGCTGCACCAGTTACCGTTTTAAGTGCTTCGGCGGCTTTGGCGGCTTTGGTTGGATCTACAGTGCCTCCGCCTTCTCCATCATTTTCTGCCATAATTTATAAGAATTCCTCTATAAATTAAATAGTGGTTTAATGTAAAAAATGTGTGGTGGGCCGGTGCTAGCCAAGATGATTACGGCTATTGCGAGAAGTGTTTTGGGATCTTTCCATTTCTTCTTTTTCTCGTATAAATTCTTTTTCTATACGTTTAACCCACCATTCTCTTAATTGGATTGGTAGATTATAGGCTTCAATAAAACTCCATCCACCATATTGTTTGAGGTAGAAGAACTGTTCGTATATATTTTCAATATATCTATCACTCAGGCCAAAAAAAGTTGGCTGAGAATGGGATATTACTTACGTTGCTGGCGTTACATGACTCACAATCAACTAATTGTGTCATATCAACATCCGGGCGCACTTTATCATATTCTTTACGAAGATGAGTAGAGTCAAGTGCTGGCATAATATCTACGAATTCTTCAACCACCCCCTTGTCGGCCACTCCGTTAAGTGACACAATGATTTTTTTATACTGATCGGTCATGGACGAATCAGGTAATTTAAGTTTTTGTTTTTTCTCGGCTTTGTCCAATAACATCTTTTCATCATCGCCTGTTAGCAAACAACATTCTGCTACAACTTCAGTTTTTGGTAAAGTAATAAAAAATGTACCACTATCTGAAAATCTTATTTCTTCTGAGGTTTCTTTTATTTTTATTTCACCGAGATCAAACTCATGTTCTGAAGCTGCTCCACAATGTTGACATGTAAGCTGAACATCATATTTCTCTCCAAAGCCACTAATTCGTGCTGCAATAATTAAAGCATTTTTATCACCAGTAAACAGTTGTCGTGTTTTGATATTTTTATCTACCAAAATATTTTCGAGCATTCTATCAACTGCAAGTCCTTTCTTCAAAAGACTTTTTGATGTAAGAATATCCGTTTCTTTAGCAGTCATGTAACGTATTTCTACAGTTTCCACATTGTGCAACGGGTGTTCGGGGGGATAAAATTTTCCTTTTGTTGGGAGTTCAACAAACTCCGTTGGAATTACAAAACTTAAAGGTGATTTTGTGTTTTCAATGGGTGGCGATCCACCCTCATCTTGAACCCCGAGTCGAGATTCATCATTTCTTGGCATATATACCTCTTGTATTTTTCATTTTAATATTAATTTGTGCTATGGTGCCACGTTCACGCCTGGGGTCGTTGGGTAATTCTTGTCACCAGCAACACTAAGATATGCATTATCATACCTTAATCCGATGGAAACGTTTAATAAATCTTCAGTTCCATAATCTAGTGATCCAAAATCAGCAGTCTTAACCCAAGCATTATTTAAAACCCATTCTTCAATTACTACACCTTCGGCATTTAAAGTTTTAATCTTAACAGTGCCCAAACCAGTAACTGAAGCTTTTTTAGACATAGATTTTCTATCGGCTGCGGCCACGGGAGTCGTAGGCAGTTCATATCCAGAAGCTTCTAAAAGTTTCATTACTTGTTTACTTGCATTTGCAGTTGGATCTACAGTATCTACTACAACAAAATTAACTTCCTGCCATGCAAAACGACCAGGATAGAAAAAAGTATGGTTTAAGAAATTATGTGAACCTTCACCAACTGCTACAGCAGGCTTTTTCACACTTTTAATAAGAAATTGTGAAATACCATCAGATCCGCCAATGCTTCCGCCTTGTACACTTAAGAGAAAGCGAAAACCTCTCTTGGGTTCCAAATTTACATTTTGCCAAAAATTCGCCATCTTTCTTTTATCTCCCTAAACTAAGTAGTCCTTTTATCGGTTTAATCCTCAAAAGCCGCACCACTATTTGTAATTACAAAATCAATTGCAATAAATTCTATCGACCGTGCAGGTTTTAAGAAAATCTTCGCATACATGATATTTCTATCAACCAAATCTGGCGTAGTTGTAGTCTTATCGAGGATTACACGATAATCTTCTAGGCCAAGTCGCATTCTAACACTGTCAAGAAATGGTATTACTTGTCCAGTAAACCGATCCCATGTTGTTTCTACGTTTTGATCAAACAATAATCTAGCAGCAATAGTAGAAATTTCTTTCTTCACATAAATCATAAGTCGTCTTACGTTTACGCGGTCTAATGCCGACCTTGTTTTTTGTAGTGTCTTCTGTCCGAACATTACAATGCCTTCTGCTGGGAAAGTTGCAATTGGATTGATATTTGCTTCGTAAAGCGAATCGCGTTCTTTGGAAGTTAGACGTTGTTTAACACCTGTCACCGGAATTCCGGCAGCACCTTCTGAAAGTCCGCCACGAGTAAATCCGGCTGGTGCAAACCAAAGTTCAAAATTATTTTGAGTATTGGCATATGTTCCAACGGCTGCAATCGATGGTGGACCCCAGAAACCCAATCCTCGATCTTGATCGTGATACCGCAACCAAGGATAATAAGTAGCAGCATAACTATTATTAAGAACTCTGGCATTTAAATCTCGTGTAGCTTCTGCAACACTACCGCGAACTGCCGAATTAGAATCACTTGAATAATAAGTTGAACGGTCATCGCGTGGTATATAATTGCCTGCAATATCTATAATTGCTAATGCATCAGCACGTTTTTCACACACCGTCATCAGATGATTAGTGATTCCAGGCGTTGCTGTGCCAGGAATTGTCATCATATTACATTCAACAACTTCTGGGTCTGCGCATGAATCAATTGCCATTTTTACAGCATTAAAGGCCGAATTATTAATTTCGGTTTGTGTTGTGCTATTATAACGACCCAACGAATAATCATTAAATGGGTTACGTTCTTCAATATCAATGCCGTCAAAACCACCAAAGAGTGGTAATGTAAACTTATCAAAACCAGCGTCCAAAGTGCCCGAATAATTAGATGAGCCTGTGGCACTGAGTGATGCACCATTCTCACGCGATCCAGATAAGTAATATGCTTGTGTGGTGCTTGGTGAATCGGAGTTAGCGTCTGTTCCTGCTACTGCAATATCTGAAGCTACACTTCCCGAATAACGAGTTACGTTGTCCAAGCTGAAAATATATGAATATTCAGTATCGCCAGTTGATGCGTCAGAAGGCGTTTGCGCCCCTTGATCTCCATCTCTATACCCATCAGGCAAGCCTCTTACTGCGTCCACATATGAATTGTTAAAACGAATGCTGCTGCCGGAAAGAGATGTGTCTAATCCGAAATAACATTCTTCGGCGTTAGAAATAACAGTTTCGAGAGTATTATTTCTCAAATATGTTTTAGGATAAACAAAAGAACCTGTCCATTCGTTTTCAAAATAAACCAAAGGACTTCCACTTCTTCCGCCTGCTGATGCCGCAACCGCTTCGAGCACTGCATTGGTATACGGCGTTCCGCCGAGCGACGTATGAGTATGACCTTTTTGTCCGGTACTTGGGAGGGCTTGTACAGAACTTGATAAGTTCCAAGGTTTAAATCTTAGTGGTCCAAAATATCCAAATGGAATTAAGCTTTTTTCGTCAAGACCTGTTTTAACTTTAGAATCTACTTCAACATAAATATATCTAGATTGATTGGGATAATCTCCATATTCACGATATCGTCGTTGGCCATCATCCCATCCTACATAACTATTACCAATTTTAATTCCAATATAATTGGACGAATTTGGGTTTAAGTTACAGTTAGCAAAAGTTTCAATCACAACCGGAGCATTATCACTATCGGAAGCTTGACGGAGTTCAACTGTAAAGGCACCATATGGTTCAAATTCATTTTGAGCTGCTTTAATATCTCTAATAGAAATTTTTAAATTTGATTGCTCCCAAGTTCCGCCCTCTAAAGTTTTAAAGCGGAATAATTTTTGCAAATCTTCAGGACTGTATGCTGCAAAAGTACCTAAATCTTGAGAAAATACCCAGCCGGTGCTTGCGCGTCCTAAACTTGATTGATTGACATTGGTGTCAGTTTCAGCGTTACTTAATGGAATTATAACACCTAAAACATTTCCTTGGTCGCTAGTACCACCACCACCGCCAGTGTTTGTAATATATTCCTTAACATTTCTGTCAAAAGTTTCTCCCAAAACATAAGTTTTTTGGGAAGAATATTGACGGCTATTTGGATCTATCGCAGTTGGGTCTGTATTAAAAACTTTGCGGATATAATTGTTTGAACTTTCATTAAAATTAAAAGTAATCGTATCAGTAACAGTTCCGCGAGGTGAAGTTCCATCTCTTACTTGCGCTTTAAAAGTGATATCAGTACCAACGCTATGAATCAGGTGTCCAGCTGATGAGGTTTGCGTTGTAGCTCCAACAAGTGTTCCGGTTAGACCCACAAAACCTGCATTACAATAAAAAATAGCCCCTAAAGTGCCCGTTGTGTCCGTACTAGAAGAATTAATAAGCCATAACCCAAAAGCACCGCCCGTAGAAAGGCCGGTATAAGAGGAGCCGATTTTCCAACCTGCTTTTGCAGCATCGGTATTGTCTGCATTTGAGTTAGCTTTTCCTAAAAGCCTTACAAAAGTGACAGGACTTGCATTTCTAAACCATGCTTCTGCGGCATACGCACCATAAGTGGGAGTAAGCCCCATTGTGCCTTCGCGCCAAATATCACCGCTTTTATTTCCCGGTTGTGGCGAGCCAAAAATCTCAACAAAATCTGAAAACGAATTAACTTTAACAGGGCGAAGTGCTGGTCCCCTTTCAGCTAAACCAATAATCACCGGGCCAATAGGCTCGGCGTCCTTGGGAAGTTGTGAATTATCAATTTCTGCAATTTGCACACCTGGTGATACAAATCTAAATTTACTGACGCCGGTTTTTGCCATTGATTAAAATCTCCTTACACTAGTATAATAATACTTAAATTCTCTAATAAATAGTATCTTATCTGGTGAAAAGACTTACGAAACCTTATGAACGATATTTTCCATTTGGCCACTCTGGAATATCACCGAATACAACATGCTCTCTAGGAATTTTAACTTCAACAGCATTTTCTCTGATAACAATATTTGGTTTTTCTCCATTTTTGCCTTCTCCTACCAAATATCCCAAAACCTTTAATGTTAGTTTAGTCTCATAAATCCTGGTTTCATCAGCCATTTGACTTATATTGTTGGTAACATTAAAAGATTGATCTAAAAAGCTTTCATAACGATGACCTTCTGGGCTATAAATAAGATCATAGTTTATGCCACCCGTTCGTGTCGCAAAAGGCTGTAGCATTTCATTCATTTGTTGCTGGTATTCTGTCCTAAGATTGATTGTATAAGAAACACTTACATAAACTGGCATTGGAATGGTTACTGTTTCATATACTATTTTTTTATTCTTTTTCTTACTTGGAAAATTAATTTGCTGTCCGCCAGAAGCTCCTGCATTTCCAGCAATTCCACCTTTTTTCCGGTGGGTGTCTGCATTAAGAAAATTAGATGTTTTGTCCTGCTGTACTCTCCGTGCAATTGTAATGGAGCCACCCTTAACATCGTTAACTGGTGGGATATTTCCCCAAAATGCTCCTTTTTTAGAGAGATCTTTAGAAAAGCTTTCTCGTTGTAATGCCATAATGGGAAAAATTAAAGCTCCATCATCATCTCTTAAATTCTTATGATTTTTAATTTGCCATGATCGTTCACCAGCAACCCATACAACCGGGACTTTCTTCCAACCTTTGTTTGTGGTGGCAAATATTTTCATTTTTTCTTCTAGCCAATTATAAACTGCATAATCTATTGTTTCCAGTGTGGAAGGATCAAAAGGCATTATTTGGCGTTGAGTGCCATCGATGTCGCTTCTATCTTTCATCTTTATGTACCATCAAAAAGCCCTTGTCGAGCACGAACACACTTAGCTGAAATTTCTAACATATGATCTGTATTTCCAAACAATTGTTTTGGTTCGCTTAAACTAAGTATCTCATAATAATCTTCACCATATAAAATAAAATCACCTTCACGAACATATAAATCTTGATCTTCAGTTAATCTACGTTTATGAAAATGACAAGTCAATGAATACAAACGATCAAGACCATACGCAGTAGCACTAGTAGTGGTTTCACCCCAATCAATTAAAACATAAACTCGAATAGGGGGTAAAAAATTCTTTTCAATTGCCTCACCATAAAGAGAATGAAAATTTGTATGTGTATTGCTAATAGAATAGTATAAAACAGTTTGACCAATCACTCTTTCGAGCAATTCATCATTAACTTGTTTGACCAGATTTCTTTCCTTATTGTTGAAAAAAAGAGGTGGTGGTGGAGCGTCGGGTCTATTCCATTTATTATCAGATGACATTCATTTTTCCTCTTTTAACCCTTATAAACGCCCATTGGAACGTGGACCTGGAGCCTATTAGCATCCTCAGACAATTTTGCATCTTTATCTACCATTGAAGCATATGTAAGAGAATCAAGCAATTCCACCAACTCTGTTTTTAAAGCAGTTTTTTCCGCTTCAGATTGTGTTGCCAAATCAGAAGCATTTAAAGTTACATCATTTCCTGGAATTGGAATGGAACCAAATTTGCCTCTCACTTGCGCTAACATTCCTTTAGCAATTGATAAAGCATATTTTCTAATCCATTGTTTCCCCATGCTATTAATATTTTCATATGGAATATTGGCAAACGGAAGGGTATTATAATTATTAATTCCGTCTACTCCATCCTTTCGAGATTCTTCTTCATCCCACGGATCAGTAGGAATAGTAAATTGAAACCAGATTTTAGTAGGTGCCCCAACACCAGGAGCAGCTGGTGGGGGATAAATTCTAATTCTATTGTCCCTTATTTCATAAGAATAATGCGAAGCCCGAGTATAAAGATTTGTCTCAAAAGCCATTGATTGAAGTTTGTTTTGCCATGCCGGAACAACTTCAAATGTAGATTCATCTGAATATTGTCCATAAGTGAAAAGATTGCCTACAACATTTAATCCCCCATAATAGCCATAAAACCTCCACATCGCTGTAGGAGATTTATAATATACTCTTTGTATAGAAATTCTTTTGTTTTTTACCTTTCCTGCAAAAGATCCTCCCATCACGCTACCATCATCAGAAGCAACTTGTACAATTCCCTGAAGATCATAATCTTGAGTATTCTTTTTCAAAGAAATAGATGCTGAATAAACTCTTACATCCCCAAGTGCTGCTTCAGCTGCAAGACCTTCGGCCACTCTTTTGGTATATTCAAATTGAAATTTGGGATATTTTAATGATAAGTGAGTTCCGCTTAAACTTGATGAAAGCTCGCCAGCTTGAAGGTTTCCCTCGTGATCAAAAGTGCCTGTAGTTTTTCCTAAAAAGCTAGAGAGAACATTTTTGGCTTGATGATTATTGACAATGTAAGAATATTCTAATGTTGCCATTTCATAAGAAGTATAAATATTATTTTCGGTAAGTTCAACGTCTAAAACATCTCCACCCAACATTTTATAAGTATAGGAAACTTGAGCTACTGCACCAGAAGCCCATTGGCTAGATGAAAGTGCGCCAGCTAAATAGATTCCATAAGGAACGCTGCTTAAAGTTACAAGACTATAAGAGCCAGTAGATTTTAAAACATAAGGGCTTGTTTGTTGTACTGGTGATAGAACGGGTGGTGCTGTTGCCATTGTTATTCTCCTATTAATTAAATAGTTAAATGAGGCTTTAAACGAAAAAGAAAACCCCGCCTCCCAAAAGAAAGACGGGGTTTCACAAAATTATAAAGATAATTCTAATAAATTAGATAAGATCTTCAACAACAACTAAACCGTACATGTCCGGTCGAACCATCTTCTTACCGTAACGGGTCATAACTCCCTTACGAGGTACAAAATCCTCTGTACCAAAGATAGTCGGCGTGACTTGCAGTGGAACATATGGGGCATATACATAGCCACTTTCTAAGAAGCTATTACCCTTACGTCCTACAAGAATTAGATTTCGTGGGAAGTACGGGTCAACGTACACATCCCATTTCTTACTAATTTGTCCAACTTTAACTGCACCAGCGGTGCCTTTATTTTCGTCAGCCGTTGTATCAGCCCGGAATCCACTCGTGAACTCCATAACGTTAGCAATTTCTGGGCTTGTAACCAAGAAATTTGCTCCGCCACGAAGCGTCTTACGATGAATTTGAGCTGAAATATCATTAACCGTTTCAAGCAAGGTTTCGTACCATTCAGATACAGTACCCGTGAAATCTGGATATAGTGATTCGTTAGTCGATGCACCGGAACTCCTATTCACAAACTTGCCAGGTTTACGTGACCAGTAATAAGTACCAGCGGTTGCGCCAACGATGAGATCTTCAAGAATTTCTTGATCAATCTCCAACGCAATCGTTTCTGATAAAATACCAGTCAATTCAACTTCGGCATCCAAATTATGATATGCATTGATGTCTTGCTGCAATTCTGGTGTCCATTTAGCTTTGAGCTTCTTGGTCATCGCAGTGATTGACACGCTGTCAACCTTGATATCAATTTCTGGAATACCAGCATTGTTCTCAAGTCCCCATGCAGTCGTACCAACAACAGCTCCAAGAGCATCCGAAGATCCAGCCGATGGCGTTCCTCCAAAGTCATCAGTTTGTGTCCAACTCCATGATGCTTGATCTCCAGCGGTGCGGTCAACATCAGTGCCAGACGTACCACCAAAGTTAGATGCTAGACTATCAGTACTTACAGTACCGTCAATTGAAGCAAAATACACCAGTATTGCCTGCTCGGGATCAGATGGTTTTCGTAGACCAAAATCAGATCCTGAATATTGACTGAGGCGACGAACTTGATGACCTCTCGCCGTGCTTTGCGCAACACTAGAACTCATCGCGATAAGATCATTTGTATTAAGTTGATCCATCGCTGTACTTCCGGTATTAATTCTCAATATAACAACATTTGTAGTACCAGAAATAAAAGCGGCATCAAACCGGCACAAACGATCAAATTGTGTCTGATTCAAGCCGGTTGCTGCCAGTCCAGGCAATAGTGCTGCCGCTGTTCCAGTTCCACCAAAAGTACCTGATGCAACAACATATGATTGAACTTGCGCACTTCCAGTTGCAGAAGCATAACCATTGTTTAAGTTATAAAAACTACTTTCATCACCTGGTGGAGTGTCAATGTCTACGCCACCTGTAATCTGTTGGCCAACCTTTCCGCCGCCATAGATTGAAGCATTGATATTGCCAAATCGAGCCTGGTTATAAGTGAAGTCTAGGAAGAAAATAAGTCCTGACGGCAAGCTCATAGGCTGAACCGACACTAACTCATTTGCAATTAGACCACCAAACACACGACGAACGATAGGAAATGCAACTGCTGCAAAACCTTCGACATCACCTGCCTGCATTGTAGAAGCTTCACGAAGAAGTTCTTTGGCTTGGTTTTCAAGAAGACATGCCATCGTTTGACGACTTTGATCTTTTTCAATCCCTTCCAATAGGCCAGTCTTTTCCCATTTATTGAGAAGAGCTTGACCCTCTTTTTGGACATTACGACTAATAATGCCCTCTGTTAATTTTTCGATAATACTCATTGTATTATTCCTCCTTAAATAATTCCTGCAAGCTTTCTCATTCGCTCAACGGCGGACGAAGAAGCTTGGGATTCTTCTTTATTTGATTTCAAAACAAGCCTGCTATTTTTACTTACAGCTTCACTTAAATTCTTAGGAGAATTATCTCCCTTGCTAGAAAGTGAACCCTGCAAAGTATCAAAAATAACTTTGGCTTCTTTAGATGAAGTCGCGTTTGAAACCGCTTCGACAAGCTTTTGCTTTTGTCGCTCATTCAAGGAGTGGGATTTCAGAATACGATTCTGATATACCAATTTTGCATTGGCTGTATTAATTTCAGTCAGTTTTTCGCTGACTTGACGGGCAATACTCTTAAGCTCATTGTGCTCTTTTACAAGTCTATTCTTATCAGACTTGAGAGATTTTACTTGCTCTTCTAAATTTGCGATTTTACGTGCAGCTTTTTCAAATCCTGCATTATCTTCTTTGACATCGGTATCTTCGTCGCGTGCTGCGGCGACTTCTACTGCTCGGACCTGTTCTTGTTTTGTTGGGTGTGTTGTCCCTAACATTCCACGAGGCACATTTTCTAAGTCAACTTTTAAAATTTCTTCGATGGCGGCTTTTATAGTTTCTTCATCCAACTCAATATCTTCCTCATTTTCTTCTAGTAATTCCTTTAACTCAGAACGTGTAGTCTCGTACATCATTTCTGGTGGTGGTTCTTCTAGGGGCATTTCCATTTCAGAAACTCCAGGACTTGAAGACAATTCACTTTTTAATGCATCTAGATCAAGTTCAATATGCACTCCATCATCTCCCTCATCACGTAAATTTTCGGTAGCTTTTAATGGAATTTTATCCAACGCCGGATCACTAGGAGATTCTTCAGCTGCTGCCATTGGGTCCATTGCCATTGGATCTGCCATTGGGTCCATTGCCATTGGATCTTCTTGTTCCAATAAAGCATCCACAGCCTCCTTGATTTCTCCTGCATATTTGTCCAAAACTTCTTGTTCTGCGTTCTTAATTGCAGCTTCTTTAAGTTCTTGGGCGTCAATGACGGCTTGTTCTAACATTGATGATGACATTTAAATCTCCTAAAATACTATTTGTCTCAAATAAATAGTCAGTAACTTTAGTAAAATACTATAAATTATCAACCTGTCGGACCAGGAGGCAACCACGGCGCTGTTTTACATAAAGCTCGAATTTGTGATTGTGTATAAGTCGAAAGTCCAAGCGTTGCAACCCAAGCTGGTGGATCGCCTTTCCATTTTAAAATTGCTTGAGTTCCGTCCACTGATGTAGCTAATGTATTTATGTTGGTTTCAATACAATCATTCATAATAGATGGTGTAATATCAGAAACATTTATAGCTGTGTATGTTAAGTTATTATTGCTCATTTTATCCTGCTCCGCAAGTTCCTGCGTCGGCGTTCAAAGTTCCCGAAAGATCATTTCCAGAAAGATCTAATACATTAGTAGAACCTGGACCATCACATTCCATATCTAAATAACAAACAAGCGCAGATGAACTAACTGTGTTTGCTTTTGCGCCTTGTCCTGAATTATATAAGTCGCTAATGGCTCCAGAGTCGAGAGCAACGTTATAAAACGCAACTTCGTCGATGTTTCCGGGCCAAGTATAAGACTCGTTTGTTCCACCACGACCAATTCTAGTATTGTGCGTTCCTGCGATGGTCGTTCCTGTGGCTTTTGCTCCGTTCGTGTTCCCGATGACACCATCTAAATATATTTTAGATTCGTCGGCTACATGATCATAAGTTGCCACAACATGTCTAAAAGTTAAGTCGATGCCGCGATCCCAGTCGCAACTAGCAACAGGTCCAGTCGTAGCCCACTTTCCAATGCGGAAATCTAATTCATCCTGGTCCGTGCCGTTATATCTCAAACTATAACCATCAGTGAACGACGATGCGCCGAGGCGGTGCCGACCAACCAATGCTTCATAAGACTCATCTAAAGCCTCCGTGTTATTTGCCCATAATGAAATAGAAAAACTTTCGTTCCCATCTCCAAGAGGCAAATACGAAGATGATGCAATCTCAATGGAATCATCTATACCATCACACAAAAATGAATACTTTCCAATTTTCCCTTGACCCCACGCACCAAAATCCGCAACCGACATATTGGTCATTGTGCCTGTGTGCGCTGTGGGTCCATGAAAAGATGCTGTAACAACATCATAAACACTCGCACTGGTGGGATGACCTAAAGCATGAAAGTTTCCTGAAACTGGGTTTGAGTCTCCAATCTCGAAATCGTAATATAATAGGAGCGAGCCGGTTGTGCCAGCGTCCATCCTTTGAAATGTACCATCATACCCATTACCAGATTTATCAGTCAGAGTCGAACTACCAGGACCATCGGTCATATCATAATAAAGTTGAAGATTAGATGAACTAATTGCGCTTGGTAAAGTTCCAGAGTGCCAATCATCAATAGCTCCCGCATCTAATACCACATCCCATATTGCTACTTCATCCATGCTACCACTGGCAAAGAATCCATTATAATCGGAATCTCGTGCTTGTAATCGCCCAAAAGAAAGAACATCTATCGCGCTGCTTAAAGTGGGCGAACCACTTCCCGCGTCACCCGATTGAAGTTCTCCATTTTTGTAAATAAATGGTGTGCTACTATTAATACCCGCTACGATATGAACCCAAGTGTCTGTAGGAGTTTGCACATCTTCATGCCAATATCTATATGCACCCCCATTCTGTACCAATAAAGAAATCTTATTATCATAAGTATCTGAGGGGTTATCACCGGCACGAGTTAAAGTCCATCCGACAGGGCCAGAAAGTCCGCGATTTGTAATCATCGGGGAATAAGTATTGCCACCTGGGTTGGCAAACTTAAACCACCCACCCATCGTAAAATCATCATATAATCCCCCAACTGCTGTATTGGCGGCTTGAGAAGACGAAATCCAGCCTTGATTTGGACCGACCGCAGGCGGTGCCATAGTTCCAGTAAATTCAATAGCGTATTCGCCAATGTATCCCGTTCCCCACTGTCCATCGCTTACGGCTGGCGGCGTAATGCTGTCGGCTCTTGCTGAACCTGTGGAAAGAAGCGAGATTTGTGCGTCTGTTAATGGAACGTCCCAGATTGCTACTTCATCCATTGAGCCACTATAAGGAAAACTTAAAGTCCCTCCATTATATTCCATAATTCCCAGTGTTAAGTTATCTAATCCAGAATTATCAGCAAACCAATCACCATTATTTTCATAACCGTAGTTGGTTGCAGTATTATTTACGCCATTTAAATAAATTTTTGCAGTAGTTCCATCACTTGTTAGCGCAACGTGATTCCAGGTGTTTGGCGTAATCGCTGTATTATTTAATATATTAGTGGTGCTTGATCCCGCGTTATAGTGAGCATATTTAACTTTACTATCTGTCTGGTTAATATAAAACTCAAAATACGTGTCGCTGACATCATTATCACCTGCGGCGACAAGAGTGGGATAGTATTCACCAGAAATATTAGGATTAACCCACATTGCAACAGTGCCCTTCTCTAAGGCATGAATATCAGAATAATTATTTATATCTATATAATTTTTAGGACTATCTGAAGAAATAAGTTTTACTCCATAATTGCCAACCTTGCCTTGAACCCAATCGCCGCCATAGCAGTATGTGAAGTCGCAACTAGGAGTTGATGGTGTATTACTTGCTCGGCTTGCCCCAAAAGTTGTAAATGGAAATAAAGGCATTCATTATCTCCTAACTAAATGCTTTCGTAGTATCGGCATAAATATATTCTCCATCACTTATGCCACTGACAATATCAACTGCGCCACCGGCTATTGAAAGTGTTGGAGCCGTTCCTCCTGGCCATTTAAATCCTGAAAAGTCAACCGTGTGCGCACCAGTTCCATCTTGTCTGAAGAAAAACAAATAAGACGTTCCAGCTACAGGACTGCTTGCAGTTACTTCTGAATCAGCAGTTAAATGATAATTAAATACATTATATAAACTACACGTTGCATTAACAGGGCTTGAAATTGATGCTGAGAAATATTGCTGCTGCATTATCCCGCCAGAAACGTGTAGGGTTCCTGAAACTTGGTGTGTCCAATTTCCGGTCCCTGCACCAAGTATTGTGCTCCCATCAATTGTCACGTCTTCTTGAAATCGAGAACTTCCCGAAACATCAAATCTATAAGATGCGGTGGCGGGATACGGTATATTAATTCCTACTTTATCCTGTG